TCTGGGACTGGGACTGGGTCTGGGACTGGGTCTGGGTCTGGGACTGGGTCTGGGTCTGGGACTGGGACTGGGTCTGGGTCTGGAACTGGCTCTGGCACTACTACTATTACTCGTTCAAGCACACCTACCGCGGTAGCTACACCAATAGCTCCTGTAGCAACAAATGAATTAGTTACATTATCCTGGTCCTCATATATTGGCTATACTATACTTGTATACATCGTTCTAAATGGAATTTGTATATGCTGCTGTAGTGCATGTATCAATATCATGTTACATAAAACTATGTCCAAATGTGAGCATTGTAAGACTTATGTAAAGCGGGTTGATATGACCGATCATACAAATATATGTATAAATCATGTTCATATACGTGTGCCGAAGTAATACCGCTAAGTACTTAACTTCAGTACTAGACATTATAAATATTAACATGAGCATTCAAATGCCTATGTTAATATTTATCTGTACCGCCAAGTACTTAATTTAAGTACTAGCCGTTATCTACGTTTTAATAGTATCCCTTATATTCGGAAAGATTCGATATATTTGTCGGTTCGTATCCATCAACCATACGCGGCCCAGGCTTTCCTGCAATCACTGCATCCCCGTTCAAACACACATTGGTGGCCAAACTCGAAATATCGCTCATAAATCCCTTGAATAGAGCCATTGTTTCTTTATACCGCGTATCATTCATATTGACACAAAGACGTTTCAGTAATAAATTACCACGCGTTTTCCATTTTTCCAAACTCAGTCTCAAATCACGATCCGGGATAGTTTTTGCAAAACATCTTGCTGTTGTTTCGGCTATCGCCTCCATATCATGAGATGTGCTAAAAGGCTGTTTTCTCGTGGCCTCTACGATACCACTGGAACTCAGTAAATCCCGTTTAAAACAGGCCAGCTTTCCAATGAGAACATTGAATTCACGAAGATCATCCGGACCTGTTTCTGTTCCAGGTTCTGTTGAATTTACGATATCATATAATTGAGCGGCTTCTGTGCTAGAACGTAGACAATCCGGAGACCCGGAACCTTTGACTGGACCTCCAAAACCTTCGCGTGACATCGGTCTATATCCTATCCATAGCTGATATCCTATAAAACCGCCAATAAGCGCTATTAGAATCGATACGACCAAAATGGATACCATACTCGCTTGTAAACCAGCAGGTTGTGTTGTTGTTGCCACATATGGAATCCTTCGTAATCTATCCATATAGCTCATTGTTACCTATTTAATACATGCTTTCTTGTTTTTGATACGCGGTCTCTTACCTTGTCATAGGACCTATTTCCTTTAATACGCATCGTGCGTCTTGCTCGTAGTGCAGAGGCAATCGTGTGTTTTACAGGCTCAGGGGCTGGTTCATGGACAGGCTCGGGGACAGGCTCGGGGACAGGTTCATGGAGAGGTTCTGGAGCAGGTTCTGGGACAGGTTCTGGGATAGGTTCTGGGATAGGTTCAGGGGCTGGAGGAACTGGAGGAACTGGAGGAGCTGGAGGAACTGGAGGTGCCGGAGGCTGTTGTGCTAAAATTCTCCGCATAAGATCAAAAATTCTACCAGAAGGAAATTTCTCCGTATCTTCCTCCTTTCGGGGATAAATTCGAAAATGATCTCTTCCATTCAACCATTGTTCCACTATTTCATGAATGGTATCGTCCAAAAACGCGGAAAGAGTATTCTGCATTTCATCGGATTCGGTTTCAATAGAGATATCCATTTGATCCACCATCCACTCAAAATATTCATTTAACTCCTCCAAAATATCAATACGATCTCCAACATTATTCGGGCTCAGCCACACAACGCCAAATTCTTTCAATCCCTCCGGAGCGAATTTACTTACCAAATCAATGGATGTATCCCAGATATAATCTTTCACACATCCATCTATTTCCGGAGATGTTAAATGATATATGGACCATCTACGAAATGACCAAAGCAATGTCTGAAATATCAATAATGACCATGGGTCATTTTCAACTCTGAATAGTATATCCACTAAACGTGTTCGTAACATGTTGAGTAGATCGACCTTCTCCATCTGAAACATATAGGGCAAAGTGTTTAGACCGCTCGTTATACCTGCCCCTTCCGTTTGTAGCGGTCCTGTTTCGTTGCATTATTGAACAGGTTTCTAGATAAATTCATATTAATATCGTCCATCTCTTTACGGCATTCATAGGGACCATTCATCATCAATACTTTGGGAAAAGAAACCTCCGAAATCAATCCCGGATTGATGGCCCCCGATTTCGGAACCAACATACGGGCATTAAACATATCACCACTTGCATTCGGAGTGAATTGATCCTTTTCACATGTCCCTAAAGGTCTATCTAACCGGCGCAATTGCGACTCTTTATCAATGGCCTCCATGTATCGTCCAATAGGGTACGTTCCTCCGCCGGACGGCATTACGATATCGGCGTCAATATGTGCCGGTGGAATATCCTCACCAGTCGTTACGTATTCCGTACATATCTTCGCCCATGGTCTCGGATCAAGCATCTGCGGGACATATTCGGTCGGAAGAGTTTTCCGGATAATTGCGGTTGGATCCCAATGCGACGATACACACATAGGGGGGAAAAAGGGCCTCGGCCCCTCATTCGTTGTCTCCGCCTGACCAACCGGTGTGCCTCTTTCTAAAGGATAATTCGGAAGACCACTATATAACATTCTCTTATCCTGCTACAGGAAATTTCTTCCATCTAGTTTCACGGAACCGGATTGAACATAGGCCCCTTTTTAGTTGTAGCAATTTCAATAGATTCCGTAATTTGTATAACGGCATTCCATTCACAATCGTTATTATCCAATATAGCCCCCGTATTATCAATCCACTGAAATGTCAGTTTATCCAGTTTTCCAATCGGATTCAAATAGGCAATCGGGTTGCTAATAAGTGTCTGTGCATAATTTCCAAAATTCGCCAATAATAATTTTCCATAGAATGCCTTCGTAAATCCGGTAGGTTCATGGGTTGTCGCCAAATTCTCTTTTGATCCCGTATCCATACGATTCATATCGAATTCCGGACTCATTCGTAAGCCAATATAATCATCGATAATCTTGAAAAAAGACGCACCCTTTTGAATGGTTTCATATGGAGTATCGATCTTCGTATATCCCAAATTCCACCCTAGACCCCACGCTTCTTCCATTGTCGTATAAGGGGGCTTCAATGCACTCTTCCATAATATCGAAAAACGTAATGGATCGGTGAATCGTTGTCGATTTAGTGCAGACGTAGGAATGATATATTTCAGTTCCGTCTGAATGAAACTGGAAACATCCTTTTTTACTTGCATGTTAATCGTACTTGCAAGAATACTTGTTACAGCATATGTGCTGTATAATGCCACCATACGACCATAGAAATCACCAAACCCGCTCACACTGGAAATATTTGAACCAGGATATCCCTCTATCACACCTCCACCAAAGACCTTTCCATTGGAATCAATGATAAAGTTGGAATTGAATGCCGTAATAGAGTTAACATAACCATCATCCCAATAATATGTATATAGGGGATCACGACTCGAATCCACATATATGGCCGTGCTAATTTCACCGGAAATATCTGTTGGTGTCACATAGCCGAATGTATATTTATTGGGGGCACTAATACGAAGTGTGACCTGTGATTTCTCCGTGGGCGAATAATTCCGTAAATTCATGTAATAAAAATCACTGCTGGCCCGATTGTCTTGTAGGGGTACTATATAGTCATAGGCATTGAAATAATATCCGGAAAAGGAAAAATCGGCTGTCATGAAGTTCGAAGAGGATTCTAGGCCCCACTGACCTGAAATATCAGACGTAATCGCCCCTGACGAATCATACACTGCAACTGCAGTATGAGGATATTCCGGATATTCTCTGCCCGATAAATCCAATAGGAAACTGAAGTTCTTTGCAATTTGATGGAATACGATACGCTGAACCGGGTAAAACGTTTGCCATACCTGCGACGCCATCTTGGGAGCGTCCACAGCATCTCGGCGATTTCCATAGAGTGTGCTATTGATCTGTGCCCATTTCGCCCCATTCGCCCCAGTACGCAGGGAAGTCGGTGCTACAGGGAAATCGTAATAGGATGTCACCACATTCGGTGTAGATGTATAGGCAATTATATCCGGTTCGAAAAATTTCGTCGGTTGGCCAAGGCTCAGGAAAAATATCCGATCCTTTGCCACGTCGCGTGTAACAACCGGCGATGTATACACGTCACCAGGGACATAATATGGGTAAATCGAGGCGTATTTACCACCCGTCATCGCCGCCTTAAATGTGCCTGGAGGGGCCGTATCATTTATATCATTCGGATTGACTTCCATGAAATCCTGAACACCTCCTAATGTCTCTCTATGCGGAAATACCCAAAATCGCCCATATTGCTCTTTGGGGGATTGGCCGATGATAAATCGATCAATAGTGGAATTTGTCACTTGACATTCGAAACGTGTAAACGTCGATGTGGCCCTATTCGTCTTTGCAACTACATTGATATCTGTAAGAAGCGTCGTAGAATTATAGGTCTTGGCAGAAAGAACATAGCCACCATAGTTATTGTAGAGGGCATCCACCAAGGTCGTATTGGATTGGAAATTCAGGGGCGATGGCTCGCTATGTGCCGTTTCAATGTATCCCGTTACCGGGTCGAATGTGCGAATACATAAATAGGGTTGAGGTGAAGCATTCGATAATCCGAAGAAGGCAAAGACAGATTCATTTGCCGCCACACCCAGATAATTTATGTTCGAGTTGGAAGGAAAGATCTCATCTAAGGTAAAGGTCTGTGTTGTGTGGAATATGGTGGATTCATTATCAATCGGATATGTTAATACCTGGTAATCGGTATTTTTCGTTAGCACAAATCCGGAACAATCCCCTATGATTTCTGTGGGTGTATAGGCCAGGGGTGACCAGGGTTTAAAGGGGTCGGCAATCGTATTGATCGGATAGGGGGTTGCATATAAGAGGAGATTCGTTCCAATCGGCATAGATTGCTCGTATTTGGATTGACTATCATCATATCCTGCCGGTGGTCCATATATTGGGTCAGGTGGTCCAGGAATTGTGCCATTTGGAATAATAAACTGGGTTTGGGTGGGCGGAGTCAGGGGGCCTATAGGAGAGGGAGCAGAATTGACAATTTCCACACCGGAATAGAGAGGATACGGAACAATAGAGCCGACAAGAGCATTATAATAACATACATTGGAAGAGGCCGTAAAAGGCACTGCAACATAATAGGCGTTGATATCGAAATTATATTCTTTATGGCTTTGAGTATATCCGTATGTATAGGAATTTGAGCCAGTCAAATATGCAGAAGAGCGTGTGAAGTTATAGTATGTACCACCACCTACATCAAATCCGAAATTGAGATTGGAAGAATTATATGTTATAGATGAGGTGAATGAAAGAACTGCCTGAGCTCCTGTAAGCTCTAGGGATTGAATCGACTGGGAGGTTACTCTTGCTGCAGGGAAAATTCCAATATACCGAATTTGTAAATTCGGATCGTGATTGGAATTCGTAAATGCACTCTTGAACATGAAATTGTCAATATCCCATACTCCCTCTGAGGGAAGAAATCCAATAGCCATTACACCATCACCCAAGTTCAATAGAGAGGGGGTATTCAAATATACGTCGCCGTTGATATCCATACGCGTTTGATAGTCATAGCCTCCAATATACGTGGGAGCAGGATATGAGGCGTAAAAAGGCTGTAATGCAGAAAGGGAGTTTGCATCATATAAAAGTTGATTTTGAGTGGGTGGAATGAAGGTATTTCCATACCAATGAACGATGCTCTGTTGACGATAGGGCTGTAAAGCAGGAGTATATACGCCGCCGCCAAAGGGAAGTAAGATAATATTGGAGCCGCTCATGTATACACCCGTAGTGGAATTATAGGGGGATTTTGCCTGAAACAAAAATCCATTTGTGGGATCAATACGAATAATGGAATTGGGGACAGAATTACTTCCTGCAACATTTGATAAAAATCCGATATAGTTTGTCAGATCAGTGGTAACACCACTCACATCATATCCCATTATACTTGTCGAAAATGTTAGGGCGCTGAAACTGCTATCAAGAACAGGGGGGCTATAAAGTGTACTTGAAGTCGGTAATTTAATAAGGTTGGGATCGGCAACTTGGGCGTAATTGTAATTTGTCAATTCCCTCGTCGGATCTGCCAGAGGATTAAATCCTGTCAAATCCGATGTGAGGCTCGTGAAAAAGCTAGTCGACGGAAATGAGGGGACTATGGTGAATTTTTCCGTAGCAAAGGATGCACTTTGTGGTCTAGCCAATACATAATAGCGTTTATTTGCATATGCAATAAAATCAATAGAGGCCGTGCTTACCGCCGATAGTGTGTTTATATAATGAATAGACTGCTCTTGTCTATTTCCTGATATATCCGCCATAAATGCCCCCCGATCTTGATACACATATAATTCGAGGGGGGTTACAGGATTTTGAGAATAGGATATGGTGAGACGTAGAGGGTATGTATAGGCGGGAGCTCCACTGCTAGGTGGATAGGGTGTATAGAATTCATAAAATGCACGCGGTTCTAATACGGATAAGGTAATATTTGATCCCCTCCAATATGCTAGAGATGTAGAATAGGATACACCAAAGGAGTCCGTTTGATTCGGAGCAGTAAATCCAGGAATGGCCCGTATAACCACATCATTTGATGAAATATCCATGGATTGATTTGCCGTATTCTCCACAAAGCAATAGCTATTATCGAATAATTGCTGTTTACTAATATCATAGGTTATTGCATTATAAGCAGGATATCTGTATTTTGTGGGACGCGGTAGGGTCTCTACACGGAGTGTTTGACGCACGGGACTTTTGAAACGGAATGTCGTATACTTGGCGGCCTCGATCGGCACGATTACATCGGCATATTGCGTGCGCCTATTAATATATAGATTTCCAATGGTGGTTGTATTCGGATTGTTTGAATCGAGAACATTGCTTAGAACAATAGGGTGTAGGCTATCTTGAGAATCGGTATCAGTATTCCATGTGCTATAGTTTATCGCTTTATCGCCGGTTTCCCCCGGAACAACAGGATTCATATAGGCCGATGTTCCATCCGGTAGATCCTTCATTCGATTCCAGTAATATGAGGGGTTCTGTAGAAAGGGTGATAGGACATTTGTACGTATTTCTTTATTGGAGCCGCTGATAGATCCACTGAAGTTGGAACTAATACCGATAGCATTTAGGCCGTCACGGATTGATATGTGATACGTTGAATTTAATAAATAATCCGTGGTATATGTATCGAATGGAATGCCGAAATGAACTGAAAGTGCACGCTTATATGTATTTACCATATCATTTAATACAGCTAAGATGACGGCATTTGTGAAACTCAAATTATCATAATCAGCCTGTGTAATATCATTTGCCGATAATTGTTCTGCAAAATATTGATTTTGTTTATATGTGAGTAAATTCGCCAAACTCGTATTCAAACTCGGACATGTAAATACGACACGATTAGAGTTGGTTTCATAATATACATTATACTTATTGATCAAAAAATATCGGAATGTATGTTTCAAGCGATAATCGGTGAGGGTATCGATATTCAAATTAATAAGCTCTAATACAACCGGATCATTGATTCCTTGAAATGTATATATGACGCGGGAACGGGGACTTTCTCCCTCCAATAAATCCCCTGCAGAAGTTACAAGGGTCAGATTTAGCTCGCCATATGGTAGCACATACATCGTATCCAATAGTATCTCTTTTAGAGAAGGGTAGTAATAAGCAACTCGGATTTGTTCAATCGTATAATAGGATAAGTTTGCATACCGATTTACAAAATATTTCGATACTATCAGCTCGATGGTTGGATTCGGTATGTATTCATCCAAAAGGGAATCGTAATAGGTGTCACCTGGATTGTTGAAATTCAGAGAAAAATCGCCCGTTACGGAGAATTTCGTGGCAAAATCCGAAAATCCATTGACAAAATCATAAAATAGGGGTGTATAATTCAATTGCGTTGTAATTTCGCTAATAAGCGAATTGATATCATATGTTCCCTCTCGAATAGTATTCACGATAATATCACTAATATCCGTTATACCATTCGAGACTTTACGGCCCAATTCCAAAATCGATATGGATGTATTTTGTTTCGTTGCACTGAAATAATAAAAGGCTGAGAGGAGTTTTATTTGGACTAATTGAAATCCCGTAACCCGTTTATATATCCGGGGTAATCGTAGGGTAACATTTGTAGGCTGGGCATACACTTTGCGATCTCTGTCGCGACTATCTACCATAACGACATTTGTAATGCTTTGGACATTTGTTTCAAATGGTACACCGGATGCATCCGGTGTAAGTTCATAATTTTTGAATGTAATAAGAGGGCCTGGAGGAACGATGGCATTCGAAATATTAGTTGAATCTTGTGGATCATTTCCTAATACGCCGGCATTTCCTGATACATCCGTATTTCCTGAAATGTCCTTATTTCCTGATATATCTTGAAAGGGGTCTATAATTGGCGCGAATCCCCCTATTAATCCTCGGGCAAGTTCCGAGAAATTCGCCCCTGTTGATCTTGTAGACGAAGTATCCGATGATGTATCTGTATCAGTTGAGGAATCTGTATCTGAAGAAGTATCCGTATCCGATTCATATGGTTTATATATGGGTCGACTACTCATCCCGACTTTGCTTCTACCAAAGAGCTGAGGTATCTTAAGTGGGTAATTTGACCACGTAGAGTGGAAACCCGTTTGATTAATTCCTGCGTTGCCGATAAATGCAGATAACGTAATTGACCCCTATCCACCATTTCAATCGTCGACAAGTTGCCGATATTTGTCGCGGTAGTATGAACAATTTCCGGAAAGTGCTCTTTCACTTCCGAAGTAATCACTCCCAATTGATGGTGGTCCCGTATTTGAAACGTGGAGCAATACATGTCCGTGAAAGTAAACCGCCGTAGAGGGATTGCCATGAATGTATCAACATAATTCTCGGATGATATATATTCTATGTCGCGCTTCAAGTTCTTATCGGAGGCATTGTATATAGCGCCCGTATATAATAACGAGCGCGTCGATATATCGTTGAATCTATTTTGAATAGTGACGCCCTGTAGCGATGACATCCATTTCATATAGCCCCTATTCATTTCAATACCATTATTCGAATCCATATATGTGGTTGTCATGGTTGATAGCGGAGAAATCCAGGCGGCAAGTTCGCTGGTCTGTAGACCTTGAGGGCTAGTATGAAAGAACTGAAGATATTGAAATCCATTGGGATTGCCTGTCCGAAACACAATAGAAGAACTTATAGGTGAGCCATAGAAATACAAATCGCCCTGCTGTTTTGTGCCCATAAATCGTATATTCATTATATCACCGGAAACGACCGATATCCGATCCGGAACATCGAAGCTGAACTGATATGTGCTGAGAGTGCTAACATATGTTTCTATCGTATTTGTGCTGAAGCGCATCGTATTGTTTATGTATATATCTGCATACAGGCTCGTAGATACATTCCCGCTTAGTGATATATTTAGTAGCCAAGACGATGTTGGTAAATCGGACAGAAGTGAAAAATATAGCGGCGTAATCATCGTATTGGATATGATTGGTTCCGATCGTACAATATAGTTTGAATTGCTCTCAGGAACGGAGGCCGTCGTAATTCTGTAGCGCGTATTGAATTCTATTTCGTCAACACGGCCACCTGGAGTATAAATGACGGCAGCGGCATAAAGAGATGCCCCTATGGCGCGTGTGACGTTTCGTATTAGCACATTATTCTTAAAATACGATATGGTTGTTCCATTCATTTGTATTTGTAATGTATCTCCTGCATTATAGGAGCCTGCCGTCGTTACGTAGAATCCCACTTCATAAATATCGAGTTGTCCTCCTGCAGAACACATGAAGCCATAATTCAGACTTGATATGAGCACCGAAGGATTTTCCGAAAGCCCTATAAAGCACATGATTCTTGTATTGAGTTTGCAGGAAAAATATATATTCTGTGTGAATCCGTCGGTGGAAAAGGCCGCCGAATCCCAGGCAGGCGATCCATTGGCCAATTTACGAACGGATGCTTGATTGGAAATGACGGCTGTACCTACAACACTCCAATGAAAGACAATCGTTTCTTTGATGGTCGTGGCGACGTAGGGACTCGAACGGCGTGAAGATACACTGGATACTGATCCTGGAAATGTAGTGGAACCTTGGCCAATCCAAGTGATTCCATCGCCGGATGTTGCCAGTGTATTGGTTCCTGTGCCCGTTGCAACAAATATGCTGCCATTCCATGTTATGCCAGTTCCACGTGTGGTAAAAATGCTCGATCCCAGCCCTACCCATCTAAATCCATCAGTGGAAATGGCAATCGTGTTGGTCCCCTCGCCCAGTGCAACCCAGACCCCTTTGCCAAATGCAACTGCATACCCTGACACAGAAAATATGGTGGTCCCCAGTCCAATCCAGCCAAGACCCACATTCACGGCGAGGGTATTTAATCCTTCACCCACTGCAACCAATAGGGTCTCATTGACAGCAACAGATCTGCCCGTGGAAAACAGCGAGCCTCCTATGGCCGTCCAGCTTATTCCGTTCACCGATGTTGCAAGACCTCCCGTTGTTACTCCTGCTGCTATATATTGGCCCTGGGCATAAATAATTCCATAGGCTGCTCCCACAAATGTGGCATTATAGCTTGTCCATGTAAGACCATCCGTGGATACGGCATAGGTGTTTGGACCTTCACCCACTGCCACCCATTTGGAACCCCATGTAAGGCTTTGAACATTCGTCATATTCGGCTGTGTGGTTGCAGGGGACCAATCTATACCATTCATGGAATAGACGATCCTATCTGTTCCAGAACCACCCGCCACCCACATCGAACCATTCCAGGCAACACAATAGACTTGTGCTAAGGTATGTGTAACGGATCTCCAATAATAGCCGTCGTTTGTAATCGCCATAGTGGAACCACCACATCCAATCATAATGCTTTCGTATAGAATACTCGATGCACGGGTGGCAAGTGTATATGCTGGACCGGTCTGCGTCGGGCTTTCACTTGACCAAGTGAGGCCATCTGTGCTTACATATATGATAGGGTTACCAGCGCCTGCCCCCGTGATTGCCCATCGTGTTCCTGTCCATGTGACTCCCTTGCCAGAATTCGATATGGTAACAGAGGTCCACGTATTTCCATCTGTCGAATAGGCGACTTTGGTAGTATCTCCCACGGCAACGAAGGCCGATCCATTGGTTGCAATATCCCAGGTCTCTGTCAAAAAGGGCTGAACACTTGCAGCAGTCCAGGAAATGCCATTGTCGGAATATATGAGCGTATTTGCCCCTGTGCCACCTGCCACCCATCGTGTCCCTGAATATACGAGTTTTCGGCCCGCTGTTATAAGAGGAGAGGCGATTCCCGTCCATGTCGTGCCATCATAGGAATAGGCGAGCGTATTCGTTCCTGTACCCGTTGCAACCACTTTCCCACCACCTACAGCGACTCCGCGTCCCTGTGTTGAAAATATGGATGTTCCAAGACCGGTCCATGTAAGACCATCAACCGATGTGGCAAGTGTGTTTGTTCCTGTGCCTACAGCAATCCACCGATATCCATTCCAGGCAATTTGAAAACATTCGGTGGTAAAGACGAATTCACCCAAACCTGTCCAATTCACTCCATCATCGGAATATGCAAGCGTATCATCTCCACCGGATAACCCAGCGAGCCAACGTCGACCATTCCAAGCATAGGAATTCACTTGACCGCTTATAATCGACACTACATTTATCCAGCGTTTTCTTCCCATACTATATTTGAATGGAATGCTCGGACTCGTCGTGCATAAAAATTCGGTGAAGGATGGAATACGAAAACTTGCAATACTTGTGCCGCCGGATGAAAATCCCCCCGTACTGGCGGTAGACCATGTTATACCATTCGTGCTTTTTAGAATATCGCCGGCACTGGTCGTTCCAATCCATACTTGGTCAGTATAGGTTATAGATGTTATAGGGGATGTAAGTGATACGCCTGTCCAATTGATTCCATCGGAGCTATAGGCAACTTCATAGGCGCCGACCCCTCCTGCCACCCATTGCACCCCATTCCATTCCACACATAGACCTCTAGTTGTAAAGGGTGATATGACACTCGACCAAGCAACACCATCATAGGAATGTGCGATCTTTGAAGTGCCTTCGCCGACTGCAACCCATTCTGTCCCATTCGTTGCAAGGCCATATAGGCGTGTAAATGTATTGGATATTGGAATCCATCCTATTAAATTGTAGGAATAGGCCATAGTATATCCTCCTTGGCCACCTGCCACCCATAGCGTTCCATTCGTTGCAAGAGCATGGACGGCAGATGTAAAGGGGGATCCCACGGCAGTCCAAGCAATTCCATTATAAGAGGTGACCATAATATCTCCCCCCGTCATTCCTAATAGCCACTGAGTACCATTCCAGGTAATAGTATTAATATTTCCCATCAGGCCGAGTCCATACCAATCAGTACCTGTATAGGAATAGGCCAAAGTATTCAGTGTCCCCTGCCCCCCTGCAAGCCATATTTGCCCATTTGATACCACTACGCGCGCTGCAATATTGAATATATTAGTATTGACTTGGGTCCAGGCAGTACCTCCATCATGACTATAGAAAAATATACTGCCTGTTCCATTTCCTATCGAGACTAGTTTTTGAGAATTGGTAATTTGAGGGGGTTGACCGGAATTTATACCATCTATCGAATATATCGTGCTAATCGATGTTATATTTCTATCAATCGGGTAATTGTACAGGGTTTTACGTTGTATAGGAGATATTGGATTTGCATTGAAACTGACAATAGTGCTCTGGGAATTCGAATTCATAATACGTAATCCGGAACTTCCTGAAGCGCTTCCATTATTTGTATACGTATATTCCACATTTAGATACGATGTGGAATAGGATGTTAAAAATGAGTCCGTATTTCCCGGATATAAATTTATGATTCGGTCCGTTGAAGCGACTCCCCGAATAGGGCTGTATATGGTTCCCAGACCATTCACATATTCATAGCGAGTCTGTACGGCCGTCGTAGATGGGATCAAATATACTGCTGTGGAGTTTATTGTGCTGTATTGGAGAGGCGTGCCTAAATCGATACGCCTGCCGATAATTTGCTCAGTTTCTAGATAATTCGTTTTGGTCTCGCGGGCATTAACAGACGATATTTGAATTTCAGGTGTATTCATACGGAATATAGTTGCCGAGTTGATCCCATTTGTTTGTAAGCTGGAAATGATCGTGCTATTTGTATTCATAGTGCCCGTATATATTTGATCGACCTGTAATCCTGCATTTGATATCACGATGGAACTCAATGAATTCGTATTTGTCGCCGATGTAATAAAAAGGGTACTTAGTGTCAAATTACTTGTCGCTAATGTGCCATCTCCAACAAGTAAAGTACTTGTACGAATCGTAGTATTATGTAATAATCCCGAATATATATTTGCACTATTTATATTTCCACACGTGATCGTGTACAAAGAACTTATATTGGAGGATGCAGTAATTGTATTCGTTCCTATACTCGATATATTCGACTGACCTCCTGGACCTAATAGTGTGGTATAGGCCAATGTCTGTGCTTGTATCGACGATATATGTAATGATCCTGCACTTATAGAGGCATTATTCATTATAAAGGATGATAGTGTAGGAGCAAGAATTGCATTGGAAACAACCAACGAATCTGTTCGTAGATAGGAAGCGGTCGTCCAATCCAGAATGGATGTAGGTATTGATACAAGCCCAGGGAAGACTTCCACAACAGGAGTTAGACGACCGGAATATGTGGGATCGACAACGGAAATGTCGCTGCGGAATGTATGATACATCGTCTGACCAACAAGATCGTTCGTTATTAGCGTAAATGCATTAATAGCATTTGCATTTATACTCGAAACGACCATATTTCGTTGTATGATGGCAGAACCCATTGATATTTGACCGCCAGTGGATAGCTGCCCATCTACTATTGTCCCTAAAGTGGTTGAAATTGACCCATTGATCCATAAGTTGGAGCTGTATGTAATCTGTCCTCCTACTGATATGTCTGCCAATGTAGAGAGAGGGCCCTGTATAATTGCCGATGATACACTCATTGCTCCTTCAACCCGAATCGAACTCAGAATAGCATAATCCCCTCTATTATAGATGGAACCTGTAATTACACATTCAGGGGTTTGTAGACTATTATTTACAGAACATGTGCTACATATCAAAGGAGCTGATGCTCGGAATGAACTATTGATATTGAGAACGTGTGTATATAGAGCAGCGGATGATATTAAATTCGATATATTTATCGATTGGCTTTCCATTAATATATACGATATTCCACGCATGGAATAGTTACTTGTATCAGAAATGGCATTTTCATAGATGATTTTCCACGAGTTATTTGAAACATTTTGCAGAGTCATATACGAATATCGCTGATACAGGGTGTGTGTAAATGTGGAATAAAGGGATGAAATAACAATGGTTTGTGGCGATGATAAATGACCAAAGATATCATATACTGATACGATTTGGCCAATCACATCCGTCGAGGATATATATACTATATGATGCTGTCCTCCCTGTAAATACCTTGTATCTACAGGGACGATGGAAGTATCTCGGTGTATTATACTCATATCTCTACTCAGTTCCTCGAATAAGATTTTCCAGCCGTTCTATCTCTCTCAATAAATACTTGGTTGCACCAATATGGGCCATTTCAATTTGCGAAGTCTCAATCGTAAGAAGAGAAGTTGAGAACTCTGGAAAGATAGTATCGGACACATGTACCGACTTCGGAAAATGGGGCAAGACGTCGGTTGCAAGAAATCCTAGGCGAGTCGTATTAGGGACATTGAATTTCGTACAATATTCATCAATATATTTATATTTACAGAGGGGCAAATTTGAAATTGTCTCAAAACATTCCTCTAAATTCGCCTCTTCGATGTCCTCTTTCACACGAGGATCAGAGGCGAAGTTGAGACTACCATAATAGAATAGATTTCGAGTAGAAATATCATTCAGGGAATTCTGTATAGTGGTCCCATTCAGAGCATAATTCCAGTGCAGAATTCCATTATTGAATTCAATCACGGCATTCGAGTCAATACTTGTGAAGTTAGGACTATTTTGAAATCCGAATGTAACACTGATTGCACTATTACCACCCAGGGCTGCCGAAATTTCAAAAGTGTTTGTCTGAATTGTTCCCGTGATGGTCTGATCGGATCCAAACGTTCCATACAGAGTTTGCCCGCCTGTAATACCCAGCGTTGCATCAAAGTTATTTCCCCAAAAAAGAGTTGCAGTATATCCAACAACGAGACCAGGAGGTGGGGTTTGACTAAAATAGTTTGCAGTAAATAGTGCATATGTCGTATATGGATCATTTGATGGCCTCACATTGGAAAGTATATAGGGGGTGAGATAATTTCCAGGGCCGCCTGATATGGAAATATTGGCTCTAGTATCTATCCGAAATTCGGGCAATGTATTTGTAATAGGGGTTCCAATGGTAATACGAGATGTGGTGATCGTACTCGCTTCTAAGGAGGTTGTGCTGATGGAACTCATATTTACCACAGAACTAATAAACATATTAGGAGTCTGAATGCTTATCGTGGAGGGGCTTGTTATAGTTCCACCACCTTGAAATGTAATACTACTTGTGCTACAAAGACTTGTATATAAGTTCCTTGTTGTAATAATACCCTGTGAGTTCACTATAGTGGTCGAAGGAATAGAGAACGTATTGAATGTGGGTCCACCCTCTATAGTCTCTCCAACTGCAAGTGTACTCACTGAAATAAGAGGTGTCTGAAAAGAGTCTGCAATCAGCCTTGCAGTAGAAAGAGTAGTAGTATACACGGAGGAGGTATACATGGTCGTCGCCGATACATATCCGATAGGTGATGTAAGCGTCAGGTTTCCCTGTATTGTGATAGTGGATGCTCTTATATTAGACGATTGTATAGAGGGAATCGTTAAGGCATTTGATAGGGTGAATGTATTCGCATTAATACTATTAATTATGAGACTTCCATTCGGGTTCTGTATATTTGTTGAGCCAAGTAGGAATTGTGTGAGCGTGGGGGCGGAAATAGTGCTATAGACTTCCAATACATTTACATGGGAATATCCGGAGTTCAATAGCTGCTGTGTGCTCAAAAAGGGTGTATATATCGGGCTATTCCAACTTGCAGCGCCGGATTGGAGGGATAAGATGGGGCCCGATCCTAGTTGCAGATAGCCCCCTGCAGTCGTATTGATTTGAATCGTGCTCGCGCTTGTTGTCGTGGCCGCCGTTATACTCCCCTGTACTTGGAGATTGGATGCAATGAATACATTCGAGCCGAATGTGGCCTGGCCAACTACTGCAAGTGTACTACGTATGTTGGCAGATTCACACCGAAATGTCCCCGCGCCTACAGATACGATGGACCCTTCTGCATAGATATTTCCGCCAATAGATGCCGATTCACCCACACTGAGACTAGAGGAAATCATCATCGAACTTTGTAGTTGGCTACCACCGCCAACGCTGAGATTTCCCGTTATGTTGACATTTGATGTAATACGTGAGGAACCCTCGACATACAAAGAGTATCCAGGCAGAGTTTCATATTGTGAAGGATTTCCAATAACTAATGTGCTTATGAATGCTGTTCCGTGTATTCTAGATGTGCTATTTACATCCAAAAATCGTCCCACAATTCCGGATGTACTTATTAGGCCCAAATTGCGAATCGTTGTTCCAGAAATTGTAGATGCATGGAGAGTATTCACATTTGCAATCGTTGTATATAGTGGAAATCCGAAAGTGTTCACGATCATCCATGTTTGAGGATCATGGGAGGTGAATGTCAGAGATGTATTCGCCTGCGAGGTTTCTATACTACTCGTCCCATCTAAGAAGCGTATACCATTCATAGTACTCACAATGATGGTCTGAGGGGTTGATAAATACCCTGCAGAGTCGCGAATCGTAATATTTCGTCCCGGGATAGTGGAACTTGACAATAGAACTATGGCGGATTGTCCTGTAGTCAGAACGGATGTGTCCAAGAGAACCACGGATGTACTTGGATTTACTATATATGTACTCATTCTCTATATTGCGCCACCATTTTAGAAATGATATCCTCTTATAAAATAGATGAGTGTATTGAACATAGTGGAATTACAAAATGTGGTTACAAGTATTACAGGGACATCAGCCGTAGGAAATTTGACAAATCAGGTAAATCAAATGCAAAAGATGGTGAATTTTGATCAAAAACGGATCAATGTGAATGTTCTTTCTAATTATGATGCAACTCCTATACAGGTTGTCTCGCCCATAAATTTTTCAAATGTTGCAGTAACCGGTGGTGGTGGTGGAACATCTGCATCGGGATTTTCCTCTATTATGTCTGGAACGAGCGAATTACAAATTCAAGCAGACGGGGGGCTCTATTTCACACAGACCTCTAGTTCAACCCTTTCTATTACAAGCAGCGGCAATGCCATTTTCACAGGCTCCGTAAGTGCATCGAATTTCATCACGCTTTCCGATGGAAATTTGAAGAAAAATATACGGCCAATCACGAATTATGAGACAATTCTGTCCTTCATGACGGGTGTTCATTTTCAATGGAATGATAGCGGTGAAAATGACGTTGGTCTTATTGCCCAGGACGTTCAGGCAGGCCTTCCTGAGGCCGTGGTAGAAACGACGGAAGGACTGAAAGTGTCCTATATGAAATTAGTCCCCGTATTGATACAGGCAGTGAAATCTTTACAAGAACGTGTGTCTATATTACAAGAACGCGTATCCATATTGGAAAAAGAAAGGGGCTTTAACAATTCCTAATGATAATAGGAAAGATGTCACACCAGTTGCCTGGAATGACGGAGAATTTCGGTAATCCATTTCAATCTGTGATGCCGTTTATTAATGCCTCCAAACTTGTGGGATTAAAGGATCGAAAAGTGGTTTTACTTGCAACTGCCACGATTACCCAGAAAAACATTTTTAGCAATGGGCTCTTTCAGAATGTATATATAATCTATAAGATGTTCGATGCAATGGGATATGCCCCCATTCTCGTAATTAATGAAAAACCGGAAACATTGGATAGCGTTCCCTCCATGATGTGCGCGGCACGTATGATGACAACGGATGAAATTATTCGTCAACCTCTTCCGGTCGTTGCATTGATTGAAATCGGTATGAGTATCGACCCCCTTTTGCGTCAATTCGTGAAAATGTTGGGTGGGCGTCTAGCAAAACTCTATCTCGGAAATATTCTCAATATTGATATTGAGACGCCGATTTTTTATCCCGGAATGTTCTTTACTCACCATGTAATTGAAAAAATCGATACGATTTGGGTATCTCCTCATTATGGACAGCATGCCGAATACGCCTCCTTTCTGAATCATGTAACTCCTCCTAGCGATTTAACACGGATGATTGCACCCTATGTATGGGATCCCTGCTTTCTCACACGCGATTACACAGAGTTTCCTCGTTGGAAGCCGCGCGCGGCGCCTGAGGATGACGTGATTGTCATCATGGAGCCCAATATTTCTTTCCAAAAGTGCTGCTTTGTGCCGCTGATGGCGATCGAGCGCTGGTATCGTAATGGGAATCGTTCATGGAAGGGAAAGGTGATCGTTGTTAATGGCGATCGTGTGACAGACACGACGCATTTCAAGAATACGATCGCCCCGTATCTCGATATTTGCAAGGATGGCCTTGTCACATGCAAGGATCGTATGGATATTTTGAGCGTCATGAAGGAGTATCCGAGCGCCCTATTTATGATGCATCAGGTCAATAATGAGTATAACTACATGACTATGGAACTGATGTGGTGTGGATTTCCCGCCGTTCACAATACGGATGCATGGGGGCAGTTCGGGTATTCTTATACGGGAAATAATATTGATCTTGCCGCGAAACAGCTGGAAATAGCCTATTCGGGCCACACAAATCGCCTGGAAGCCTATAAGGCGAATGCAAATATTCTCACATGGCAACATTCACCCTATAATCCGGCGAATCAGCTTGCCTGGGACAATTTGATTCATGCACGGGGCTAGGCTGTCCAGTTTTTCATGATTTTCTCGATTCGTTCTTGGCGGCCTCCCGCCTTATATTTATCAATGATTCGATTGATATATCCTGTATTTGTTGTCGGTTTATAATAATTATGAATAATATCTTGATAATCACCAATGGATAAATTGAAACTATCAACATTTTCATCAATGACGAATGCAAACATTCCCTCTTCACCATGGCCAAATCCTAAATTCGTTATTTCGATGGATTTACGTATTAGTTTCTCAATAATATCCTTCCCAGTATCTAAATCCGTCGTCCAAAAACATCCTGCAGCAATCCATTTATAAGAGGAATAAAATTTTTTCAAATCCCTATAATCGTCTGGCTTCCAAAAATTTAGAATTTGTATACTGAATTTCGGCTTGGGATTATAACTTATTTTTTGTAGCATATCATAAATATCACTTTTTATATAATTCAGGGAATTGTTACATGTTTTACTAAATAAATTAATATCGATCCATCCAAAGTGCGTTGTTTGAAATGGATTTGTATCCATCGTTTCTTTCATAAATTGGAATTTTGATAAAGTTATCAAATGACTTGTGGAATTTGTACGGGCATCGCGGGTGGGCCAAAAGGCGCGCCGATTACTATCAACCTTGTCCTTAAACTGATAGAAAAATAGTTCCGTTAAAGGCATTGTTTTCATCTTTGTGAGATGCCCCAATCCACACAGAACTCGTAAGCCTAAAAAGAGATACTCGTGTTTCTGTTCACAATAGATGACGAGGGGCACAGGCGCTACCAATGTTCGCATACTAGTTCGAAAATAAGCATTGATATCTGTATCCGGAGTACAAGCATAAAAGCATGTTACGAATGTTGTTTTATGGCTCATTTATTTAGTTGAATATACATTTTTTGATTATTTACCGCCAAGTACTAGACGTTACCGCCAAAGGCGGTCTAAACATTTCCATGCATATTCCACAAGAAGAAGGAATGCTCGTGGGAATCACGTGCTTTATTGAATACTCCGTATTCAGTGCAGGAACTACCAATACATGTATTGCTCTCGTGGAACTGATGAAAGCTCTTGGGCATGAGGTGGTTCTTGTAAATCTAAAGGAGGGAGGAGCTGACTGGTGGGATGATTGCCGTGGTATTCAGAAAATCGCCAATGTCATTTCTTTATCCGATCTAAAAGAGCCATTTGATCTCGTATTCGAGGTGGGGACAAATACATTGACAAAGGAGGCCAGGGCCCAATTTGCAAAGAAATCCATCTGGATTATTCGGAAACACTATGTTCTATCGGAAATTGAAAATACGATTTTTTATATGCAGACAAGCCCGCGATGCATGGATGGAATAGTAGAAGCATGGCTTATGAATGATGTGACTTCCCCAGATGATGTCAGCGTCTTAGAAACATATACGCGAGTACCTGTTCGCCGCGTTTCATTCCTATGGACACCTCTTCTTGCAGAGGCACACCTGCGTTCTATCGGCTCTCCTCAATGGAAAATGAGCGATGACGGAAAGTTCGTGGTCCACATTGCCGATACAAACACTACGAATTCCAGTAGTAGCACGATTCCACTCGTGATTCTTCATGAGGCAAAGCGTAATAAGGTGCCGATTGATACATGGTTGCTCCACAATGGAGAAAATATTGCAAAGACGAAGTTCTTCAAGGAAAATGTATGGAAACATTGTGAACATACCGATTTGAGCGGTTCCTGTGTGGGCCGTCAGCGTGCAGTAGAATGGGCATTACAGCCTGGATCACTCGCCCTCGTACATCTACGCTTTCGAAATTTGCGCCCCATTTTGCTCGATTTAGCGTGGGCAGGTATTCCTGTAGTACACAATTCGCCCGTCTTTATGAATGTGGTGGAACACGATAGGAATCTCTTTTACCCGAATAATAGTGTATCGGATGCAGTAAATGTGCTGAAGCGCGGCCTTCATCCAAATTGGTCGAGTATGCACAATCAATGCAGAGAGCGAATTCTCCATAAATGGGCCCCTATTAGCCCCTCAATTCGAAAGGAATGGGAAGCACTTCTTACACCTCATATGCCTCCTGTGATGCACGCCCCGCCTACACTTGTTCCCAAAGTGGATTCCCCTATTAAACATGTGCTGTTCACTGATATGGAACATGTTTCTCAAGGAATGAGCTCCTCGTTTCAAGGAGATTACAACTTTTTTACGCTACTTCTCAATGCAGCAGGAAAACAAATGACGCCCTCATATTCGGTTGTAGGATGGAATATACAGACATGGGATATGGAACAGAACCCCGATCTCATTGTTTTCGGACCCTTTGGCAACGATTGGATGAAATTTCCCAGCCATATTCCAAAAGTCCATTTTACGGGAGAAAATTCTCCACCGATACAGCGGGATGACGTGGTACTCAATATGGGCTATCAACACAGCTATATGATAAAGGATAATTATATGCGATTCCCGCTGTGGATGATGGAAATCGACTGGTTTCAAGCAGATGTGGAGCGCCTTGTGAATCCGAAACCGATTCCCCTCCAGTTATGTACACAGACGTATGAAAATACACTGGAATCTCGTGGGAAGTTCTGTAGCTTTGTTGTGTCTAATCCATCAAATCCGATTCGCAATCAGGCCTTTCATTCGCTGAATCAGTATAAGTCCGTTGATAGTGGTGGAGCCCTTTTCAATACCATAGGCGACGAATTGGCGGCTGGCCTTGGTGGTGGCGGCGGCGAGTTGAAGAAGACGAAGTTCATGATGAACTATAAGTTCGCCATAACCTATGAGAATTCCAAGGCGATGGGATATTGTACGGAGAAATATCTACATGCAAAGGCGGCAGGGACAATTCCGATTTATTGGGGAGATCCCGAATTTCAAAGGGACTTTGATACTGAAGGATGTATCGATGCAAGGAACTTCACCACGCCTGATGAGCTGATCCGCGCCGTAAAAGAGGTCGATACGAATGACGAAATGTGGCGCAAGATGGCATCGACGCCCGCCCTCGACGAATATCGTGTCGACTTGGTTCGACGCACTCTGGCCGAATGCGCCTCTCGTCTATATAAACACATGGGTGTACCCGAGGCCGCTCTAAAGACGATGCCGCGATTTTTGGGGTGTGCAGCAGGAAGCCCCGAATCAAAACAGGGAATGGACTATTTTCGGAGGGAGGCGACCCCAGTGGCCACAGCAGTCGCCACTGGACCCGAGTTGCCCGTTGTGGTGACATACGTAACCTTCTCTTTCCTCGGTAGCCTACAACACTGGCTATCGGCCATACGAGCACAAACACGCGTTCTACCGCAATTGAAGGCGATCGTATTTATGGGCCCAGATGTCTCAGAGGAAACTCGTGCCAACCTATTTGAGACATATCCATTTGCCTCCTTTGAGTATGTACCGGCAGATTGGACACCCCCGAATTTCCCCGATTTTTGGGAACCCACACATTATGGCTGGAAAATCTGGATATATCATACTCTTGTCAAGCGCGAATCCTTACAGGGCTCTCTGATTCTCTATATGGATGCCGGATCCGTCCTATGTAGGTGGCCCACTACATGGATTGGAATGGCAGCCGAACATGGAATCTGCTTCCTAGAAGATCCGAGAGAGGAGAATGATCGCTGGTGTGGCGATCTATTCTGTAGTCGCCTCAATGTAACCGACGAGGAGCGGAATAAGAAACAGATAGTGGCCGGCATTCTCTGTTTCCGTTCCGGCCATACTGCACCTACGAAACTATTCGAAGAGGCGTTTGCCCTTGCCCAGGATAAGGATATTCTCGTAGGACCGCGCATTTCGGGCGTGGGCACGGATGGAAAATCCTATGGCCATCGCCAGGATCAGAGCATCTTAAGTATACTCATGCGTCGCCACGCTCTTCCCACCTATCCTCTTGATAAGGTGTACGGCGATCACAGCATGCGAAAGACCTTTCAACAGGGCCAATCCATTTATGTTCATCGGGGAAATTTCAATAGTAGTATTGATTTCTTACCGGGCATTTCCGATTGTTTCGTGATTAATCTGGATCGTCGTCAAGATCGGCTGGAAAAACTCTATACACAGCATCCGGAACTAGAGGGACGTGTCCAGCGCATCTCCGCCTTTGATGGGAAAACGCTCGTCTTGACCCCCGAGTTGGCACAGCTCTTCAAACCCAATGACTTCTTCTGGAAGCGGGCAGTCATGGGCTGTGCACTCAGCCATTTGAGCGTCTGGTGGAAGCTAGTGAACGATCACCCCGATATCAAGAATTATCTGATTTTAGAGGATGATGTCAAGTTTCATCCCGGTTGGCAAGAAGTTCTAAGTAAATCGATGGCACATGTACCCGAAGACTACGATGTGCTCTACCTCGGAGGGATTCTTCCTCCTAACCGCGCTATGTTCGAGAAATTACTGGAGCCTGTTACGAAATACTATAGCCGTATTAAGCCTCATAACTTCTTCGGACAAGAGCCGCCGAACACGTATTTCCATTCCTGTGCATACAGCTACATCCTATCACGCCAGGGGGCACTCAAGATTATGAAGGCGCTGGAACAAAATCGGGGCTACTGGACAAGTGCCGACCATATTATGTGTAGTCCATGTGATACCATGAACTTGTATTTTTTGACACCGGTCGTTGCAGGGTGTTTTCAGGATGATGACCCCTCCTATGCAAATAGCGACTTCAACAATTTCTCGCGCGTCGACACATTTGATAGCGATCTTTGGAATAATGATGAGCGATTTGACTTGAATAAGCTACCTGTCAATAATACTCCATATGATATGAATACACTTCTACGTTCGATTTTTGAAGTAAAAAAGGGTGGCAACACAGAAAAGAGAATCGTCCCCACAAATAATGTAATTTCGGAAAAGTATGGTATACTCCCTACAGAATTTGTAAGTGTAAAAGGTGTTTCCACGGATTTTACGTGCCTATACGAGTCATCATGGCTTTGTAGTCTCATGGGAAATTTGAAAAATGTTCAAATAAGAATTGTCGATGAAACATCGCCAATTGATAAAATTCCTATTATGGTATTAACGCGCCCCTATATTGAAGAGGCAACGCAATTAATGAAAATATGGGATCAAAGGGGTATCCGTTTCAAAATTCTCCATATGGCCGACGAGTTTGTGAATCCTTCACACAGAGATTCCTTAACCTCTTATTCTCTCCCCAACTGCATAAGTATTCTGCGGTTCTATATGAGAAAGGATTTTCCGCCAGGAACCGAATCGAAAATCAAGATTATTCCACTCGGATATCACTGGAGTAAATTACATCTAGAACATCCGCCACTTCTCAAAACTCCCCAGCTACCTTTCCGCGAATTTCACTGGTCATTTCATGGAACCAATTGGCAAAATCGCTCGAATGAAATGGCAGCCCTCATTGATATGAAAGTGAATAAATCCTATAAATTTTATGAGTCATGGAATCATCCCGAAAATCTTTCCAAGTCGGAATATTTGGACATCCTATTAAATTCTATTTTTGTACCATGCCCAATTGGTCAAAATGCAGAAACCTTCCGCTTCTATGAGGCACTGGAAGCGGGATGTATTCCTCTTGTTCTTCGAACCCCGCTCAATGAAGCATGGTTTCTATGGGTATCGCAATATATACCTCTTGTATCTCTATCGACATGGGAAGAGGCGACGAAGGTCATGTATTCCCTTATATCAAGGCCCGAGGCGCTTGAGATTTATCGGAAAAAGGTTCTGAATGGATGGACACTATGGACACATGAACTCAAAAAGCAGGCAACGGAATGGATTCTCCATCTAAAGTGATTGTAATTATCTGTCATAGAATGGATGATGTTCCGGCATACTTAAAAAGTTTGGAGGCCATTTTAGCATCCAGTGATATGGAACCTACCGAATCGGCTACCGAAAAGGTGGCCGAAAAGCCTCAGGCGGAGACGACACCAACTGCCTCCACTACAAAGAAGCTCAAGTTCATGCTGGTAAGCACCCATGTTCACCAGTTCACTGGATATTCGAAAATCAGCTATGGACTCCTTTCGGAGCTTTCGAAGCAGCCCTGGCTACAATTGACCCACTATGGATTTCAGAAATTCTCCGGTGTTCCTACCGGATTTCGCTCCTATCCGTCGAATGTAGAGGTAATTGACGCCACCTCTCTAGAGAAGCCGGCGGCCCAAGGATTCGCCTATCAGGCTCTCCCCGACGTTATTCGGCGAAAGAGGCCTCACGTGGTAATGATTTATAATGATTTGAGCGTGGTTGCCCGTTTCATGGAGGAGATTCGCAAGTCCGGAATACCGCGCACATTCCAAATATGGGTCTACTGCGACCAAGTATATACGATGCAGTCCCAGGTCCTTCTTGATATGCTCAATCGCGATGCAGACCGCATTTTCACATTCACGCCCTTTTGGAAGCAGTGTCTAAAGGGACAGGGTATAACTCGCCCGATGGATATTCTTCTTCACGGATTTCAGCGCACCATGTTTTTCCCTATGCCGAAAGAGCTTGCACGTCGTCAGCTACAATTGCCCGATGACATATTCCTCTTCATGAATCTCAATCGCAATCAGCCTCGAAAGCGATACGATATTCTCATCATGGCCTTTGTGGAACTCATCGTGAAATTTCCCACGAAGCCCCTCTATTTGCTCTGCGTATGCGACAAGGGCGACAAGGGTGGATGGTGGCTATTCGAGCTCTTTCAGCGCGAACTCCAAATGCGCGGCGTTTCTGTGGAAATGTTCGGCAATCGTCTGATTATTACCAGCCAGAATATGGCATTCAAGGATGAGGAAATCAACCTCTTCTATAATGCCGCCGATGTGGGTATTAGCACGGCCGATGGTGAGGGATTTGGCCTCTGTCAGTTCGAACAAATGGGCGTGGGCGTTCCTCAAGTTGTTCCGGATATTGGAGGATTCAAGGAGTTCTGTACGAATGAGAATTCCATCCTGGTAAAACCAAGTGTCCGGTATTATATGCCCAATGGATTCAGCCCGGTTGGAGGAGAGGCGCAGGCCTGTACTCCTCATGACGTATGTCTTGGTATGGAAGAATATGTGCTGAATAGCGAAAAGAGGGAGGAGCACGGAAAAAAGGCGCGGGAGCGTGTCCTAGAATATACATGGACACGGGCGTGTGAGCCCCTTCTCAAGCGCCTGAAGGATGTACTAGATGAGGATGAGTAACGTCTAGTACTGAAGTTAAGTACTTGGCGGCAACGTGTAACGTCTAGTACTTGGCGTTGGCGGTAAAACTGCACCTATGAATAGGAGAATGAATATAAAACGAATACGATTGATTCAACGAATCATCCTATTCCTTTTAGTGATAATTGCACTTTTATATATATGTAGTCTATTATATTATTCCAAGGAAGGATTTGAATGTAATACGAGAACCGATATTTCTAAGGGTGTAACAACATATCTATGTGATACACAAGCGGAAGCAGAAGATAAATTAACGAATGGCATACCAACAAATGTCATATCCTATGATATGTGCTATAATGTAAATATAGATAGTAATGTTCCAAATAAATATGTATGTTATAATCGGCCTGGACCGAATGTATATGATGATGTTACATCGTCCTATCGTCCCTATGATAATATAGGCGATAACGATATATCGCCCGCTTTAGAAAAACAGACAAATGATGCATATTGTAATAGTCTTTTGAATTCCTTTAAATCGTTTGAATATGCCTATAATAATACGCGGAAATTTCAAAGTAGCGTACACGATGTAAATTTATCGAGTATACAATCTATCGTGTATCACTTATCCAATACGAGCACGACATATTGTCCAAAAGTAGGGGCAAATTCCAATGTATGTAATACTCTTAAAGGTGGCATAACAACGTTTACTACTATACGCGATGATACATCGCCGAATACGATTCGTGCTATTAGCACAAATGTGGGGCAAAGTGTATCTACCATGAAACAATATATATATCGCGATTTAATACCGATGTATATTGATTCAGGATGTACAAATGTGGAAGAGTTAAATACGTTAAAGACGCGACAAATATTTTGAGTCTATCATAATAGGAATGAACTCTTTTCGTGAGTATATTATTATTGCTCTTCTGGTAGCAATCCTACTTTTACAGCTTTTTAATATAAAATCATCCCGAGAAGGATTTCAGACAGCAACTCCGCAACAAACAAGTCCCGTATCATTTGACCCGGCAGATTATAATCCTAATAGCAACACATGTGCAATTATGAAGGCATTAAGAGAACAAATTGTAAAAATGTTAAATAAGGCTACCTTGGAACAAAACGAGCAAATGATAAATCAAATGACAGATTCCTTAAAAATGTTCGATATTAAACTGGCCGATATAAAATGTTAAAATACCGCCAAGTGTTACTAGACGTTACGGCATATGTCAAAGTTAGGTATATCCTTGTATCTAACTTAGCACACATCATGCGCAATATTTTGATGTAAAATAATATAGATAATCACTAGGTAATGACTTGGTATTTCCTGGGCGGTATACTATTATTATTAGGAATTGTATTCCTTGTATATTATTTTCGAAAAGAGCTTTCAAGCTTACAAGAGGGGTTTCAATCAATTAATGAGCTCGAGCGAGTTGTCATGTGTAATTTACCTGAAAATGCAAATTCAAAGGTATGTGAATTACCCGATGATCCAAATCGGTTACCACCAGAAACAAGTCAAGAAACGGAAATATTTAACCGATACGAAGAAGAAAATGTTCGCAGTCCTCCTCCATATAAACAAACTGCACAAGAAGAGTTCAATAAAAAGGCACAATTAAATCAATATGACTATACAAATGGTCCGCCGTGGGACTTTGACAATAAAGATCAAGATCCAAACGTAGTATTATGGGGATTTGTCCATCCGAAATGTACAAAAGAAATATTTCTTAGTGGGATAACACGCGACAAATATAGCAGTATCAATAATATGAATTTTGATTTTCAAGAAAAAATATTTACATATATTATTCCCGTTTTTAATAATTTAGAGGTGAGTGGTGAAGAAAATATTGCAATGTTTAAATTTGCCGAATTCATTACAAATTTTGCACTAGGTGTTGCAGTAGAAAATATTGTGAACAAAATTGGAAGCGGTCTTTGGACAGGCATGTCATCACTATTAAAGAGTGAAAGAGTATTTATAGAGGATAACCCTTTATATCATCGTGCCCTATCAGAAAGGACGGCCGAATACGAGCTAATAAGGAATCGGCATGGAAATTGGTATGATCTGAATCAAAATGAAACCATCGACCGAAAAATACAGGCAATGGAGAACGAACTAAGAGTACTAAATCAAAGCTCAGAATTCAGAAATAAATCTCAGCAAGAACGAGCGCGGTTAATAGATAATATAAAAGGAAAACGCGAATATTTGGGGCCTGATTATAAAACCAAACTAAATACCACGCGCAAAATAAAAACAGGGGGAAAGATAGGGGGAGCTATAGTTGCAGCAGGAGTTGCAGGGGCATCTGGGCAACCTTTTGCAGCACTTGGAATAGGACTTTTCCTCGGAGTTGATATGGCAATTAGCCATTATCAAGACCAAGCATTAAATCCATCCCATAATAGAGCAGCGGGTGGTTCGCGTATACAAGGATCAAGAGTGGGAGGTAAAGCGGCTACCCATATTGGGACAGCTTTAGCAACAAGAGTGGCAAGGGCAATGACATCATTGGCAGCATTTGCTCCAATTCCTGTCATTGGAGAAATTGTCATCTTTTTTGAAATAGTCTGGCTTGCAACTATTGTTATCGTATTACCTGTTCTTATGTCAGCATTTATACCACCAGATGGTGTATGCCCCGCTGGATATCCATATAATGCAGAAGAAGATGTTGTTCGAAATTGTGGACAAGTATGCTGGGAAATTGTAGTAAATATACCTGTTATTGGTGATTTATTAAATGCACTAGGTCCTTATCTATGCCATAATACTGCAGGGCAAGCACGTGCCAAACAATATTATGAAGCCCCTCTATATTATCAAGATTCATCCCTCAGTATACATGCAATGAGCGATAAACCATTGATTCCAAAGGATGATCCCGCCTATAATGACCAGCGGCAATATTATCAATTAGTCGGCTATGATTACGATAGTCTTATAGCGATTCGGTCGATTAATCGATATATAAATATGATGCAAAAAGCGGGTGATTTAAACCGAAATCGTAAAGCCGCCCCACCGATTTGGGTTGATTTTTCTCATCCGACTATGTTAAATAAAATGGCGGAATATTACTATAAGACATCTAGACGTTTACCCTATACAAATTATGATGGCTCTATAAGTTTCGAATATATATCGAAAATATATGGAGTAGCTGCTTCTACCAAATTTTCATGCGATATACAATGTGAAATTACTATTGACACGCTATATGCAGAAACAGGCGTATTAAAATCCCGTATTATAGTGCCATCGAATGGTCTTGGCAATACATATCATGATCGTCGGTTTTATTTTTTCGTGGACGATAAAGATTATTTATATAATGAAACAATTCATGGCAATTTAATACAATATTACTATAAAATGCCAGATTCTTCAAAGTCAAGCATCGCGAATTTACAAACACGCGATGCCACCTTTTACAGCGGTGCAGGTGATTGGAATATATTAATGAATGATAATATGATGCGATATATTATTACAGGATGTACATGTGTAGATTATACTGCACCGCAGGCGTTTGATAGTACAACGGCAGGGTATGCAGGTGATTTAGTAGTATCGGTATCAAATCCGAATACATTCTATTTTAACCCTACATTGTCTACTGATTATAGTTCCATGGATGCAATTCCAAATGACGCGGCATGTAATACGACAAGGGGTCAAAATATGTATTCAAAGTTGTCAAGTGCCCCTATGAAATATACCAAAAAGGGGACGACATCTAATGACCAGGTGCGTTCCATTATGTATGATGGAATGGTATATGGAAAGGATGTTAAAAATAATGGGGATTTATTTCAATTAACAATTGCTTTGACAAGTGATAAAAAGTTGACATTTAAAGAAATCGATCAAACAACGAATCATTTATCATTAAAATGTACAAAATCAGCAAGTTATACAGGAGTTAGCACAGGAAATAGTAACTCATTACGCGGTGATGGAATCGGCGTACGCGATGATGGAAGCAGATATAGTTATAATGAAGATCTAAATGGTATACCTGCACGTATTCGTGCACAAATTCAAGGAAACCCAGATTCACAAATATCATTTGATGCAATCATCGTATCTACCACTACAAATGGGAATTTCAGAGAATGTAAGTTCAGAAACATAAGCAATATACGCGGTAATTTTTTAACAAATAATACCCCTACTACTTTGGTAGAGGGTGTCATATTATATCCTAGTAGATGGTCTGCCAATTCAACAAAAATTTGGAATGTGAAACAAACTGGTTCTATCTCGCCAGGACAACGCGCTGGTACTATTATACAGGGTATTGGCACCTCAATTATTGCACAAGCGCCTGGGCTTGGTATTAGGGGGCAAGTTGCAGGAGGGCTATTACTTACCACTCTCGATGCAACAGGAATGTTGGATCAATTGGCTTGTTTGTATATGGATGTTAAAAAACAAGAGGGGACGTATGTAGTTAATGGAAATGTGCTAACATCCGTCGTAAATAAGGATCAAGACTCCTTTTTAATAGAACGTGGTCCCACTATAGATTATTCACCTGGATATATTGCTAATTATAACAAATGTAGCAATATGACATTAACACAAAATGTATGTATAAATAGATATAATGTTCGTCTTGCTATTAAGAAATATGTTGATTTTTTCACAGATAAACGAATAAAACGAATATTCAAAATTAGAACATATCCTGATAACAATATGTGCGTATATGATGTGGAACAAACTGGATTTGACCCTATTAATACAAAGGAATTCGAGATTACTAATAAAATTATATCATTCGGTATTAATTATGAATTAAAACAGGATACATGTTCGTATGTTCCCTTAAATAATATTATTTTAAATACTCCCACTATTAATGAAATCTCTCCCATTGATGCTCCTGTAGACCCAAGAAAGGATATAAAGGCTGGAGATTCGCCGAGTATAAATATAAAAACTGCAGATTGTAAATTATATAGTCAAATGACATGTGGTACATATAAACTACGTAAACAACTATATACTCAATTTAATAAAATATATAATTATAATCCCAGCATTAATCCTAATACTATTAATAGAACATTGAAAGGGACTATACAAATAGGAACAAGACCAACAGATGGCATGGGGATTGCTATTACATATGGGAATAATCCCAGCCCTCCCTCTAATGGAGAGGTCATTTTACTAGAGGACCCTAATACAAACTATAGATTTGAAGGAATTTTTACAAATAATCAACTAACAAATATCGATATAATATATCCATACACAGAAACAATATCAGTAGTTAGCTCGGCGAATTTAAATAGTGTTCCCATTAATAATGCATTATGGCTGGTTACTGACAATAGTGTACATATAACCAGAAGTGATAACACGAATTTTAATGCTGTTGTCACAAATTATGAAAACAATATTGCTTCATTTACTCCATACATTTCAGGACTTGCATCAACAATCAATACGTCGGCTATTACATTGCGCTATAATAATATAGGAACAATCATATATCCATACACGTATACATATACGTTCCCCAGTCAAACGTTTTTTTCAACTACAACCATAAATATTACAATAGGAACTGCTGTTTCATGGCTACAAGCTAGTATGAATATAAATATTATATTAGATAATAACACTATATATGGAAATGTAGTATCATATAATTCAACTACAGGGGCATTAACAATAACTATATTTAATGCAGGGTCCTATAACACCAAAAATATAACAATACAGGGTAGAGATACCAATAAGATTACTTTAGAATTTTCACCTAATACTATGTTATCAAATGACGACTATGTTGTTATTACATATATTACACCTGCTAAGACAGAACAAATATTATCAAATATTCCAGAAGCAAATCCTCTCCAAATCAAAAATAAACAAACAGATGAGATTACAAAGAGGATAACATTTGATGTCCTAATAAATATAAATAATCATAATCAAATAAACAATACAGGGACAATTTTGGTCCGACTGATTGAAAATTGGTCCAATAAAACATATAATATATACATCATATCAGCATATGGAACATGGTCCGTATATGAAAATGACCCTAGTAAAAGAATATGCACATATAATACTAAACATGTATACACAGATTATAATATAGAGCAGAAGGAATATAAACAAACTACCGAAAACAAAATACTCAATTTTGTAATTACACCTTCGAACACAGATCCCTCCAGATGTCTATATGATATATTATATGATAGCGCGCCCACTAAATTGTTTTTTCCAAATGTTCCCGAAATAGGTAAATATATTGAAATACCCGTTCCCTTACCCCAGCCCGAGTTATTATCTATGATTCCGAACTGCACGGAAAATCAGGCGTATAGAGATTGTTCCGGAATTGATTTGGTGACACGTCTAGTGGATAAATATAATAGTAGCAATGTTGATACGAAAATATTAAAGGTCTTACGTGCTTATACTTTAAAAACGGAATGTGAATATCAGGTGGAAATGTCGAAACAAATCCCCAATTCTAGAGATAGTATTATTAAAAACGAGTTTCTTCGGTTTAACATGATTCCCTCAAATGGTTGTACCTATACCTATAAGGATCAAGCTAATCCAGGATGGATATTGAATTTAAATCAGGTGGATCCCTATAGCGGGTCTCCCGATACCTTTGCTCTAAGTCCTCCATACATATGGCCAACATCACTTGTTGATAGATATAGACGTCTTATAAATCAGGCAATATCGATGTATCAATCGATGAAACCTACCTGGAGTAGTATTTTAGAGGATGTAAGTCAAACATCCGAAAACAGAATGAAAGGGATATTTAATGAAATATATGCAAATCGCACGATGGGTGATTGTGTAAATTTAACATGTCGCGATAATGATACGCTGACGAAAATCATTCGGCAATACAATTATAAAAATTACCCCAGTTATACTCCAGGAGAACAATATGGCTATATACAACGAAGCATAATAGAAATACGTAGAGGTGGTCTGGGTGGAACACTGACACAATGCCATATTGAGCTGATTGAACAGCAGGATTATTATGAGGATTATACAAGTTCGCCTATTCAATCTGATGATCCGAAAATGGCACGTTTTAATACAAAATATTTCTTGAGACAATATCAGTTTGATGTAGAAATCGCGAATTGTGCAGTAACAAAAGTGTTAATTACAAAGGATGAGATCAATAAGAATATAATGGATATTTCGAGTAACCCTTTCGGCATACAATCTGACGTATCGATTGTTAAATTTACCCCTTCGAATGATTTATTCAATTTAAGTGAGTTTTATAATACTGAATTTTTAAAGAATAAGATCGCCTCAAAATATAATACGACACCTGTCAATAATAATCCATTGAAATATAACACTATTACGAAATTTATAAATGCCTTTATTGTTTCCCCTACTATTTGCGAATATCAAATACAAATTAAACGAGCAGTATGGTCAGATGAATATCGATTCTGGTTTGATGTAAACAATATTGATAGCTATATATCAGTCACTACGGATGAATCGACGTCCTCAAGAAATATCCTAAATATCCGAGAAAATATCATAGCAGATATTACATTTCAATTGGAAAATGAGAAATACATTGCCCGTGGCAAAGATGGAAAAGAAATACAACTACAATATATGTTTTATGCTGATTTGACAGATACGAAATCACGGATAAAGGGGTTTTCCTCTTCTGGAGCTACTAAAGTCCCTAATACAGATTCAAGTGGGTATGTTGTAGCTACTTGACCCGGCGGTAAATAATCATATCTATTTAATCTTATATATATGCAGAATGAAATGGTGGATATTGCTAGGAATAGTATCTATAATAATATTCCTGGCAATGTATTGTTATATGAAATGGTGGAAAAAACCTGTGGAGGGATTTCAAGTTGCTACATATGGTCCCTCTGCAGATTGGGATAATTATAAAATAAGCGGCTCATCTTATACCATTTTTGATCCAGAGGCCATATACGTACAATCAAAAATGTTTCGTCTAACATTACAAACCACTTTAAATAAGGTGAAAGTAAAGGAAAAGGCGTTAATAGAACTACTTACCAAGTATGTAACAGAAGCTAAGAGAGTGAAAAAGCTAATTTATCTTCGTTGGGAGGAATGTGGTGGCCCAACATCTTATCATATGATATTGTATAGTTATCATACACTTTTTGACATAGGTAATCAGAATTGTTCGGATGAATGTTGGTGGATTCATAACAAGTCACCAGAACTTTCGAGAATATTAGAAGAAGATGCATCCTCACTTGCACGAATTTTAACACATTATTATAAACGATTAGATGATAGAGGGATTATAAATAGAACAGCAGCCAGGTATCATAATGATTGTCGCAGTTGTCATAGTGGACATGAATGTCCAGATGAGCAGTTACAGAGTTGGTATATGATAAAACCAAATAATATCGATTATACAGCACAGATACAACATTATTTAGGCATTATAAGTCAAAGGTTTGATTATGAAGTTGTGCATGAAGATTTTGAATTGTATCCTGTTGGTAAATTTTTGGCGAAAATTCAAAGTCGAATCAATAAACCATCGTATGATCCATTAAAATTACTACCTGGCGAGGAAGTTTTAAATTATCCTGGCCCTACTGGAAGAGCAATCCAAGCACAGCCAGATGGAGTCGTATTGAATGATGATAATGGTAGTCCATTTTATGCGAATTCCCTGTCTCTTACAGATGAAAAAAGTCAAAAAAATATCCTATTGAATCCAAGTGAATGGCGTCTAGTTGATTTAGTACCAGCTGATAGAGTATTGAGTGGAAAAATTATTGCCGATCGAGTAAGAGACGAATTTTTGGCAAAAAAGGGTATATCAATGAGCAATCAAACGGGCATTTTAACAAAAACGATTCCCATTATGGGAACTATGAAAACAATAAATATGGACGAAATAAGACGTTCCGTATTTTATATGCAGCATTTCAACTTTTCAGATCCCAACAATACTACCAAACAATTATTATATACACAGACATCTCCATATAAGTTAATGATGTCAAAAGCATTCAGTTTTGAAGAGGAGGCATTTGTTGCAAATAATTTTAATATGAATCAAGCAGTAGAGCTTACACAAGATATCATAAATTTATTAACATATGATGCACGTTTACACATTACTAACTGGGGGAAACAGCGTCGTATAGGAATTTTAAAGGCATTGACGAATAGGGTAACAGATATGACCCAAAAAAATAGAATCACAACTGATATAACCAATGATATGATACAGAATACATATGAAGCAAATCCAACTATTAATTTGTTATCGAATATAAATTCAAATAATAAATCCTATATTCAAACTACAGAATCCATCCAGTTTACTCGGGCAAGTGGGTCTAAACCTATTATTGGAGTTCCTAGGCTAACAATGACAACAACTAGTTTGGCGTATTTAGATAATAATGTATATAATATCGTGGGTACTCCAGTAGAAGTATTTGCAATAGATGATACAAATCAAAAGCACTCCTTCATTGATGCTACGATCGTTTCATTCTCACCTTTAGACCAATATAAGGGTATATTAACATTGGATTGTACAAATGTAAAAGAAGGCTCCATAGAAGACCCATATTATCGGTCAGCCTTTGTCGATTCAAGTGATAACAGAATACCCTGGTCATATGTATACACTATTATGTTTACAACTCCCACATCCAAAAATGCTGCAACACGCAATATAACAAGTGATGAGCGTTCACTTATATTAAATGCCATTGCTCAATGCTTTTATGATCTTAATTCTTCGAATAATTTACCCAATTCAGGTATACGAATGACGACACTTATCGACATATATCAGGTGGGCAATACGATATTTGATACGCGATTTCGTGTATCAGAGCGTGACCCTGTTAAAACTGCCCAAGTATTATCAACAATTAAAACCTTAAATGATAATTATGATTCCTATATCAATTCTAATTTTTCTGAAAAAGAGCGGGTGGAACTCGATTTGAATTATACGACACAAAAAAACAAATTAATGTCTGAACTCGAAGATGCTGTATATGGATATTCCAGTGTGGATTGTGGAGTATTTGCTCAATATATTAAAATATATGCCCGTGACTTTTCCCATATAAAACTTTCCCAAATTGAAGTAATTGATAATACAAATCAAAATGTTGCTATAAATACAAAAGTTACATGGGGGCCATACGAAAATATAAAGTCGAAAGTATATAGTTATGAAGAACCGGATGGAAATATCATAGCAACTGACCAAAATGACCCGAAAACGAGCGAAACCAATGATAATTATTTGGAACTATTGCGCCAACAAATTCGGGCAAAACATATGAATTTTCTTATAGATGGTATAACAACGCCCCGCTATGAACCAGATATATACGAAAGTGATACGAGTTATGATAATAGTAGCAATAACTTTTTAGTTATCAATTTAGGTTCCGAACTAAATATTGCATATGTTCGTTTAACATATGCAGCTGGAGAGAACATCGATACAACTCGTCCATACAATATTATTTTACTTGATAAATCATATATTGAGATTCCAACTGCAAGCGATGAAACTCGTCGTGAAGCAACTATACGAGTGGGAAATACTATGAGTGCACAACTTGCGACAAATACAGAATTGTGCCCTACACCAACAAAAGAGTTATTTAATCCATATTGGACTGCACGATTTTATGCAACTATATATACATCGAGCGAACTATCTTCAACGGAAAAAAACAAATGTGTAGCTGTCAACAATTCCTACATACAAATTACCGGATATTCAGGCGGTGAAGTAGGAACATCCGAAGCAGATGATGTATTTACATTTAACCCGAAATACAATGGCGGATATATTAAAAATATGCGTTCGATTGTGGGCAATATAAATTATCAACCGACAATTAAGTTTTTTAATACCGGCGATTCTCCTGCCATCGATTGTCAAACTGACGCGAAAAAAATTATGCACGAATACATGATGAATATAAAACACCCGGATTTTTTAATAAATAATAAGAGCTTTTATGAAGAGGGCTATAATTATTATGTAAGCTCCATTACTGGATATGCAGCTTCTACCGCTCCCGCTGAACTCATGAATGCAAAGGCATGTAAATTTAGTTGGAAAGAAATTCAAAAGGATGCAGTGACAAATAAATTGATAACAACAATTGATCGCACAGGTAATTTTGTATATATTAAAAATGTATATGATTGGAAAGTTTCAAATGACTATTTTGTTCCGATACAGGCCCGTATATTACCAACGGAAGCATTAACTCCATTCCCCACACCAATTGAAATGCCCATACCCACCATAACAGAAGTGTTTCTTAAATCTCCAAATGATACGTGCTCCAATAAAACATGCTCTGACCTAGATGTGATTGATAGTGTCATACAGGGCCATAATACATCAAAAAGTGATACGATTCTACGTGTATCGAAAGCAGTTACTCCAGCACCCACACAATGCGAGTTTGAATGTTATACAACTAGCAGTCCAAATGTACCAAAACAGATTCGCATGGATATTGATGTGGGATTCGATTCTGCATCATGGAAATGTACATATAACTATAAGGATAGTCAAATTGTGGATGCAACTACTGGGACATATATTCAATCCAATACGCCCCTGCTAACACAGGTATATAATTATACGACGGAAATGATGCAAACATTTAAGCAATCTGTGAATGATATATATACGAATTTATCCACCATAGTCCAACCACACGTTTCGGATTCAGGCGATGGTATCAAATCTGCCGTCATAAACTATCGCCAAAATACATGGGGGGCATTTGGAGAAATAAAAAGGTTGAGTACGTGTGAATTACTATGTAGCGACCCTCAGCTTATATATAGCTTTTTGAATTATAATCGCAACTTTTCAACACGTATATCTGCAATCAAGGGGGTCGGTACATTTAATTCGAATACCTGCGATTATATGGTAGATGAAACGACGATGAGTATAAATAATGGATTTAAGGAGGATAATACTCGAACTGCCATATATAGAGCAACTATTAACGGATGTCTTGTAAATTCTACACAGAATATTACTGCTGATAATACGAATGCTGCAACATTACTTGTAAATCGCTCCGCTATTGATCCGCCTATAAACACATCAGGAGTTATACGTTCCAATCACATTTCATTTAATGACACTCTTGTTTTTACATTTGGAACCATGCCTGGATGGATACAAGGCAAAACATCGACATTTTTGGGAACACCTGTATTTATAGAATCGGCGTCATCCCATTTGGAGGGGAATGTTCAAAGAAAGACGGGCAATACTATCACACTTTATAATTTTTCTAATCCAAAGGGGGATTTTAATAAATATGTTTCCGCTACGGGATCAACCATTATAGGAGCGGCCCCATCATGGTTAACAAATGGAATAAAAGTACAAATTTTCTCAGATCCTGCAGGGACTCTTGTATATGATGATACAATTACTATAAGCGGTACGACGATTGCTCTAAACAGCGGTACGTTGGCCACCACAACAAAATACAATATATTTCTCTATGAGAACTACACGATTTCCAATGCAACACCCACAGAACCAAGCAGTGCAGGGGGCTGGACAAGACCGATTACACTTGGAACGGGCGCCTTTGTAAATGGAACTACCCTAAGAGTAGAAAAGGGGAACACTTCTTATATTGCCGGCCAACCTTTCCAACTTGTCAATAAATTTTTCAATACGCCGGCATCATTTTCGCAGAAAGTTGTCACCACCTCCTTGGCGCCCTCGTGGTTAGTAGCAGGAACAAATGTAATTATTTCTACCAAAACGGGCGGAATACAGATTTACGATGGCTCTATATTCAGTGTAAGCGGTACTCAAATTACGCTAAGCAACTTCCCCTCTATCGAAGCATTGCTAAGTAATCCATCCGATTCGTACAATATATTCCTTAAAAATGATACGAGCATCATTATAGGAACTATAGCAAGTTATTCCGAAACGAATCTGGTGCTGACAATAACAAGCGGTGGCAATCTTTTGGCAGGAACATCCTATACTATACAACAGACCGCGCGCCCGAAATCGTATCCTACTATACCAAAGGCGTTCTCGCCGATTGATTGGATTGATTGTTCGAGTGATTTTGCTAAGAAATCTACCGGTCAAACGAGTCTTACACAGACAGGAATAAATACATGTAGTAACGGAACAACGCCCTATACATTTACAAGACCGGCTGGTTCAGATAGTTTGATATATAATACAATACCGACGAATTTATCAGCTAATACATGTTCTTCAAGTTCTTCAAGAATCAACACATTAAAAACAATATTGGGTTATCCTATTGCAGTAGAAAAGCCCATATCGGGCAATACATATGAATACAGAATAACAGCCCTCGATACATTGCCCTTTAACCAGACATACAAGCGAGTCACATTTTATGGAGATTGTCAAATCAGTGAGATTCGTGGAGCAGATATTTCAAGTTCACCGAATAAAAATGCAGTGCCTACAGATGGAACAAGTGTGATATATGCAAATTTTTTCAGACATTGGTGGAATATAAAATATTATTATGCTTCTGATACACAAAACAAAAGGGTGATTGGTGATATAAATGGCTATTGGTATGATCCAAATACCGATAGTATTACATTTCGCTGTAAATCTGCCGAATTCGGACAAAATGGACCGGCAGATATACGATTATATAATGGAAAAGCAGATACATTCACCGATTATATATACTATAGGGTTGTATTCAGACAACAATATGCTAAAACCCCAGATGTGGTGGCAATAAATACTCAAAACACTATTACATCAGTCGATAGTATTTCTAGTAACTATATGATTTACTCTGTGGAGGTAGGAAGCGCTCCACCTACTATGGGGGCTATTACAAGCTCTGCAGTAAACACAAGCGGCTATACCAGTATTGCAACCCCTGATAAATTAAATCATGTTGTTCAAGAACCATCCGCCGCTTTAACAACCCAATTCCGTTTTTTGCGATTTAGAGTGTCCCAAAGCAGTGCACAGGATTATGCCGAAATTACTCGCCTGTATTTTTATAAAAGGAGTGGTGTAAATTATGAAAATTCCTTTATGTCATACGAGCATTCTACTACATTTTCTACTATTTCTAATAACATAGTCACATTTACTCAAGCAGTGCCATCATGGCTCAAACCAAATATGACTATTAGGATTTCTAGTTCGAATACTACGATATATAGTGGAATCGTTCAGAATGTGAATGGAAATCAAGTTACACTTGACAGCTCAGCATTATCATCTAATACGCCATTTAATACATCGACTACATATATAATATCATTTTATAATAATGGCTCTGGAATATTTTTACAGAGTGCACGATTTCGTATAAGTGATATCAGTTCGAATTACTACAATTACCGAAATACAGATTGTAGTGGGGGCTATTTGAAAATATCGAACCCGTATAAAACATCCTATAATATATGTGTGGTAGATACTCGTAAAGACCCTCTAATATACTCAAAATATGAATATTCGAAGGCTGGAACATGTAGTATAGGATATGTTGATTATAATGATTCCTACCAAAAAACATATACGAGTGATTCTAAATATACGACAAACACGAACACCTGTATAACAACAGGCACATATGGCGAAGTAAATTCCATATTAGTGAATGCAAATAGTTCCACAAAACGACTACGACTAAAACCGGATCAATATCTCTTGATCGATTTAGGTGATTTATTAACGATAGATGCATATACATTTGTAACCGGTTCTGCCTCTCGTTTACCTACAAGTTTTCAGTTAGACGGGTCCTATAATGGAAGAACATGGAAAACGCTCCATACACAGACAGGATTTACATACCCCCCTATAAGCACATTTCATATTCCTGGATATTTCCCCACAGCTGGTGGAGCTCTCCAAGCCCTTACAACCCAGCCCTTTGCAACAAATACGGCCTTGGAAGGATTCGAAAATCCTGTAGTGGAATCCCCCTTACTCGAGCCGTTTGTAGATAAGACCCCCTATTTCAAGCCCGATGAAACGGCCCTAGAACCCCGATACGCTCTTCCGCTCGTTAAACAACCCACCTTACCGGCGAACACGCTATATCAGCCCTTGAACACTCAGGCACGGCGCATAAAAACGATGCAGTTCCGTGTACTGGAAACATACGATCCTGAGGCCAAATTCGTTCACATGAGTATGTTTCAGTTTCATACATCGGCAGGACCTGTGAAGTCATCCATGGTTCGTGTCAGCAACCCTATGGGTTCTCGTCGCTCTCTTAAAGACTCTCCCGAAAGCCTCTTCGAATCAACGACGAAAGCTCGATGGGTCGATTACAATAAAATGCCCCTCATATTCACATTCATCGAATATCCGCAGGCTCCAATCATCGGATTTCAATTCGCCTTCCCCGATCAGAAAAGCCCTATGGATGGCCTTCCCTCTCGCTGGAAAATGGAGGGGTCCTATGATGGGCGAAATTGGGAAGTCTATCACGAAAAAACGGAGAAGGCGCACTACATAGGAAATGCATCTCCGATATACAAATTCAAAACGGAAATCTAAATAGGGGATATGAAACACATACACTATTTATTAATAGGAATATGTGTTTCCATACTTATTCTATATGTGGCATTTTATCAAAAAAAAGAGGGATTCAATACCTTTCATGAAAATGTGGATTATACCCGCCATTTCAAAGAGGTGTTTTTAGTTGCACCAGATCAGTTTGGTAATGCCAATAATTACGTGGATTTGTACAGACCTATCAATCCAGTAAATAGCTATACATATGATGAAGCGGTTGCCGCCTGTAAAGAATATGGGGGTGATTTGGCTACTTTACAAGAACTTACTACCGCCTTTGGTAAGTTCGGGGCAGATTGGTGTCCTGGTGGATGGGTAAAGGGCGAGACAACGAAATTATATTATCCGAAGCAAAAAAATAGCAGATGTATTGATGAGCAAATCGATAGTGTAGCGCGAGTACAAGATATACCACCCTATTTATCTGGAACAAGAGGCTATCCTATTTGTTTTGCAGTAAAGCCACCGAATCCATCGCCATATGTTCGTGATTTCAATCGTTCGAATTATAATATGGTTTCTTCCGATATATTGAATAGTATTATTAATGGCCCAGGTGGTCTTGATATATTTCCCGTCCTATTTTCACCCTCTCAGGCATATTATGCCCTAGAGCAAAATGGATATGATGTTGTGAAAGCAAGAGATGCCTTGAAAAATGAAACGAAACGTAGTGAATATAATACCGCCATTTTAGCAAAAAGTGGAATACGGGAAAATACACGAGCCGAAAAAACATCGAATGCCTCCACGGCATCCTGTGACGATTTGACTGCTACCAAGACCGATTTTGAAACGAAATTGACTAATTTACAGGGCATGTTCAGTGATTTGAGCGGGGCAGTATATTCTGCAATTGCCGTAAAAGATGAGAACACCAATTATATTCAGTCGCAGGTTACGACGATTTGTAAAAATCCACCGGCAGGTTCGCCAGGTGTTGCAGATGCATGTGCTCGACTCCTTTCTCTCGATTATGATATTTTTTATCGCAATTTGGACCCTACAGGAAAAACCCAGAGGAATCTCATAACGGATTTGGAAACGATCAATATGGCACTTGCAACGGAAGAGTGTACTTTACAACGGAATTTCGGGGCACTGAAATTGATGATGGATTCCGTATGTCCAGACGCGAATCGCTCATGGACCGCATTGGGAAATAATACTATGAATGGTAAAGTGATATCTTGCACATATCCGGATATTGATAAACGAAAGGATATTCCAGAAACGGCTTTCAAAGTGGGCAGTGATATACAATTGAATATGGTTGATTTATTCAAATATAATTTGGAGCAAATTTCCCCCTATTTCAATACAGAAAAATATGCAAGTTTGATGACAAATGTATTGAATCAATTATCGATAACGATGCGAACTCCTTTACCAGAGCAATATATCAATCCTGAAAATGCATTTAAGAGAGCGAATGTGTATGCAGAACGAATATTTAATTTTCTAAAATAGATGAGATGAGGCGTGATATATATGTGTTATGTATTGGGGTATTTGCAGTATCTGCATATATACTATTACAAAAACAAAAACAACCATCGAAACGCTCTACAGAATTTGTGATTGACCCCTCTATTTATACGAGGCCTTCACGGACATTTGATTTAGAACTCCCCCGACAACCCATAGCGGAAGAGGCCATTCAACGGGCGCCGTACGAAATGTCCGGATTTGGCCATGATGTTGCTCGAAATACGGATGATATTTCCATAGATACATATATGAATTTACCCTTGGTGGGAACTGGGCAAACCTTTGTCAATCGCGATATATACGAAGAGCTGGATGAAGAGAAGCTCACCTATACGAAAATGCACCGGTACAAATATATTCGGCTACGCATATTGGATATGGAAGAGGTCTATATTGGTGGAATCGATTTTATGAAATACGGACGTAGTATCGGCAGTTCCATTCTCTGGAATCCACATACGGGCGAAAAGACACCCTATATGATGGGGGAGCTTCATGACAATGATCAGAATGTATTTATATTCTGTTTCAAAGAGCCCGTGCTATTTAATAGTTATCGAATAAAGAGTTCTACTAATATGAGGGATGCAAAGTACGACCCGATAGATTGGGTCTTAGAGGGCTCTCTAAATGGGAACTTTTGGAAACATATCGATACAAGGACCAATGTGGAATTTCCTTTATTGAGGGGCGTGTGGCTATCTTATAATATTTTATTACATTAAAATAGAATGGAAAACCATGACAAGCATTTGGTTGAAGAGCTAAGCCAAATGTCTGGTATGATACAAAATGCTAGCGGCTATGTTGAAATACGTAATATATACAATAAGTTGAAGGGGTTGACTATTGATAAGGATTCTTTAAAGGAATCGTATAATAATACCCTAGATTTATTACAAACAAAAGAGAATGAGATGATTGGTGAGCGCGAAAAAAAGGAAATGGAAACACAGGTTGCACCTGAAGGATTGAATGGGGTTGGTATTCGTATTTGGCTTTTACATCCGGATGTTGTTGGAAAAAGGGCATTGACCCTATTTCCGAACGATAGTATATCACAAGATGCATATAAAAATTCGATGATGTCTATGATATCTCGTATAATACCTGGATTACAAAATGATAAGGCGTTGGAAATTATAAATAAGGTATCTAGTATTGATATAAACAATTTATCAGAAATTAATGAACTGGCAAATTCCTTAGATGGAATAAATTTACCATCATATAAAGGGGGATTTTTTCCATACAAGACGTCGAAAAAATCTAAAAATAAAAGTAAAAAGAAGACTAGGGGAGGAGCTATTATTCGTGCAGCTACAACCACTCGTCCTACAACCACCGCTCGTCCAACAACCACCGCTCGTCCTACAATGACCGCTGCTCCTACGACGATGGCTCCTGCTATGGCACCTCCTGTAGCAGCTCCTACGACGATGGCTCCTGTAGCAGCTCCTACGACTATGGCAGCTCCCGTAGCAGCTCCTGTAGCAGCCCCTACGACGATGGCTCCTGCTATGGCACCTCCTGTAGCAGCCCCTACGACGATGGCTCCTGCTATGGCACCTCCTGTAGCAGCTCCTACGACGATGGCACCTCCTGTAGCAGCCCCTACGACG